CGCAGGGTGTTGTTAATCCATCCACAGGCAATGTGTCTGGCTTGAATTTGGCCAGCGCATTGACGCGCAAAGACCCGCAAGGCTTTGTCTTTGGCTCCAATCAGACGCCAATGTATGAGGCGGCTCGCTTTGCTCAAGCGTTTAAGCCGATTGTGGGTGACTCCGGCACAGCTACCCGCTCAATGGAACTGAGTCCATTGAGCATGATGCTGTCGGCTCCAACCAATATTGCCGCCAGAGCCTACACCGCCCAGCCCACTGCCAACTTGGCCTCTAGGCTGCAAACTGGGGTGGCACCGGGAACTGACATGGCAACGCAAGAGATGCTGCGCAGACTGTTTCCACAAACTGGCGCAGCAGGTTTGATTAGCCTACTTGGTCAGTGAAGGCCCAAAAAAAGCAGCCACCAAGGGGTCACGTTTGACCACGCGCCTTTGCTGTCTGCGCCTGGCATCGGCAAAGTCTTTGTCGTCGGCGGTCATCTTGGCGCGGAACTCATGCACCCGCTGGGTGCTGGTCCGGCCAGTCGGTGGTGGGCATGGCGCATCCTCACCCTCACCCAGCCTGTACTGAGGCCGCCAGCGGTAACTGGCACCCGCCTTGGCCCAGCCAGCGATGTGGACCACCCCCTGCTGGTGCATCTTCTCCAGTTCGCGCTGCACCGACCTGCGCTCACAGAAGATGATGTCCACCAGTTCCCGGTCGCACCTCGCACGGCCATCGGCCATAACGAGTTCCAGCTTTGGCCGGATGCGTGGCTTCAGTCCAGCTTGCATAACTCAGCCAAGTCTTTGCGGTACACAGGCCCGAAGTGCATCAGGCTTGGCAGCTTGTACGCATCCATCGCGCCGGGTCGCCCGGTGTATGGCAGCAACTCTTTGCCATCGTATGTGCCAGCCATCTTGTCGATCATGGTGGGTGGGGTCTTAATAAATTGGTCGGCCATTTTCGAGGCATCCTATGATGTATTGAAGGCTCTTGACCTGGCGCCATGCTTGGTCAGAGGATTGGAGATCGCTGGGGCAATTGCGCACAGCATGGGCTGGCAATGATGTGCCCTTGGCACGGTCAAGTGCGTGCTGAAGTTGGACCTCCAGCTCGGGCAGGTCATCCATGGTCAGGTCTTTGACTCTCATGCCGACAGCCCGTAAAAAAGGCAGGCGGCCAAGCCGATGCCAATGACCAAGGCGGTGATCAGGTCCAAGGCAGCCTCTGCGCGTGCGTGCAACTTGGCGGCCTTGACTTGGTAATGCTGGTGGTATTTGTGGTGTTTCATGGGGTTCCTTTGTTGACGTAGAAACACATTGTGGACTAAATACAAACACTGTGCAACACCTATTTGTTTGTGTCTGAAATTAACAACAATGCCAAGTAAAATGCCGCTATGAACAGCATCCACGACATCCGAGACATGGCCCGTCTGCACAAGATTCAGATGAAGCAGGTCTGCACGCTGGCCCAAATACAACAGCCCCAGGTCAGCCGATGGTTGTCTGGGGCTGTTGATCCTCTGTGGACCTCGGTCAATCAGATGGAGGCTGCTTTATTTGCGCTGATAGCACAACGGGAGACTCAAGGCCCGTGCGAAGCAGATACCGCACCAGCGCAGCCTTAGACATGCCCAAAGCCTGCGAGGTGGCCTCCAGCTTGTCGTGCAGCGCCTGATCTACATGCGCTGCCACCAGCCGCAACTTATCACCAGTCATCGCCGCCAGCCTCCACCGCCGCCACAGGTGCTGACCCACGGGTGATGCCGAAGTCAGCAGCGGCGGATGGCTTGGCGCCACCCAGCGGCTCACCCTTGCGCACCAACAAGATGTTGTTCAGGCCAAAGCTGACGCCATTATTGCCAGCCTGGCTGTAGGCATAGGCATTCAAGGACACGCGCACAAAGTCGCCACTCACGATGTCATCGCTACCGATCAAGTCATTGCCATGCGTGTCAATTGCACCCGGCTTGCTGGTGCTCTTGACGTTGCAGAAGTAATGGCCCTGATACTCGCGGCCCAGTGGGCTGCCATCGGTCTTGGTCTCGGTGTCACCGTCTCTCAGCGGATTACGCACGTTCTTAGGGATCTTGTCGCCGAACTTGGCAGTCAGCGCCTCTTTGGCGGCAGCCTTCATGGCGCTCAAGGTGGCCGTGTCGGTCTTGGGAATCAGGATCTGGGTGCTGAATTCATCCTTGCCATTCATCTCATTCTTGCGTGCCTGCAAGGCCGAGAAGTAAGAGGTGCGCACCTCGCCAGTTGTCACACGTGTAGTCATGATCGTTTCCTTTGGTTTGATCGTTTAACAGGTTTTCAGCCCCATCAAGTGATGGAGCAGTTGCACTTTAGCACAAACAAAGTGCTTGTGTAAAAGATTTTTACAGCGCACAATCGAGGCTCTTTCAACCGCTAAACCGAGGAAACCGATGCGAGTTTTAATTGCCTGCGAATACAGTGGCCGAGTGCGTGACGCATTTTTGGCTGCTGGTCATGACGCTATGTCATGTGATCTATTGCCCACTGATTCACCCGGCCCACACCATCAAGGTGATGTGTTTGACATCATTGATGACGGCTGGGATTTGATGGTGGCCCATCCCCCTTGCACCTATTTGTCTGTCAGTGGAATGCACTGGACCACCCGAGGGCTGCGTGATCCAAAGCTGACAGAGGACGCGCTGGCATTTGTGCAGCGCCTAATGGATGCGCCGATTGAGCGCATTGCCATTGAGAACCCGATCAGCGTCATTAGCAGCCGCATTCGCAAGCCTGACCAGATCATCCAGCCGTGGTGGTTTGGCCATGATGCCAGTAAGAAGACTTGCCTGTGGCTGAAGAATCTGCCGCTGTTGCAGCCCACAGATATGTTGCCCGGTGATGCTAAGACGCGCCGAGCCAACCAGACTGCCAGCGGCCAGAACAAACTGCCGCCATCTAAAGACCGCTGGAAGATTCGCAGCGAAACCTATGCAGGCATTGCAAACGCCATGGCCGCGCAATGGGGTGCAGTATGAAGCTATACCCGCACCAAGAAACGTCCAAGCAGTTCTTGCTGGACACCAAGAGGGCCATCCTGGCCGACCAGCCGCGAGTCGGCAAGACGCTGCCCACAGCAGCCGCAGCCCTTGAACATCTCCCTGCCCTGATCGTCTGCCCAGCCATCGCCAAGACCGTGTGGGAGGCTGCATTCAACAAGCTGTCCAACGCCACTGTGCGGGTGGTCAACGGCAAGAATGATGCGATGAAGACCACCGACCACCAGGTTGTCATCATCAACTACGACCTGCTGCAATACTTCAACAACGCTGGCTACCAGACACTTGTGCTTGACGAGTGCCACCGGGTCAAAAACCCAATGGCCAAGCGCACCACATCCGTTTCCCTGCTCATGAAGCAGATTGAGCGTGTGTATGCCCTATCTGGCACGCCCATCCCCAACAGGCCCATCGAACTCTGGCCCATCTTGCACGGCCTAGGCATCTACCGTGGCGGCTGGTACGACTTTGCAGCACGCTACGCCAAGATGTGGAAAGCGCCATGGGGCTTGGATGTCTCAGGCTCCAGCAACATCGCCGAACTCAAGGCGCTCATGAAGCCCCATGTCATGCGCAGAAAAAAAGAGGATGTGTTCAAAGACTACCAAGACCCGCAAGTGTCGCTGATCACCTTTGACCTGCCCAACGACAAGCGGGAGCAGCAGTTTGATGCCGATGCCTTGGTCGCCAACCCCAACGCCTTGCTGGCCTTTGAGGGCTTGGCCGAGATCATGAAAGAAGCAGGGATGCGCAAGGTGGATGCCGCTGCTGAATTCATTGACGACCTCTTGAACGCTGGCGAGCCTGTCGTGGTCTTTGCGCACCACAAGGATGTGGTCGGCAAACTCTGCGACGAGTTGCGCGTCCACAAGCCCGTCACCGTGGTTGGCGACACCCCACGCGCACAGCGTGACAAGGCCATCGAGGCATTCCAATCCGGCAAGGCCAAGTGCATCGTTGGCAACATCGCGGCCATGAGTGAAGGCGTGGACCTGAGTGCCGCTGACACCATCGTGTTTGTCGAATGCACATGGTCCACCAGTGCGTTGGAGCAGGCATCCAGCCGTGTGGAGAACATCGCCAAGCACGGTGTGAAGCCGATGATCTACATCCTGACGATCAGGGCATCACTGGATCACACGGTGCTGTCCAAGATCCTCGCCAAGCAGAACATCATTAATCAGATTATTTGAGGAAGCGCATGAAACAACTTGTCATTTCATTTAGTGGTGGCCGCACCTCTGGCTACATGACCAGAAAAATTCTTGACACCAAGGCCCACGAATACGACATCAAAGTCATTTTTGCCAACACCGGTTTTGAGAACGAGGCCACGCTCCAGTTCGTCCACGACTGCGATACACATTTTGGATTTAACACGGTGTGGCTGGAAGGCGTGACAAACCCAGAGCATGGTCAAGGCATGAGCCACCGGGTGGTGACTTTTGAATCAGCCAGCCGGGCTGGTGAACCGTTTGAGCAGATGATTCAGAAGTACGGCATCTCCAATACTCAAAGCCCTCACTGCACGCGCAACCTAAAAAGATATCCGATTGAGTCCTATCTCAAATCCATTGGCTGGGCTGGCAGGGATTACGACTTGGCCATCGGCATCAGGACTGATGAACAGCGCCGGGTAAAAGATGACAAAACCCGCAACGTGGTTTACCCGCTGGTGCACTGGTTCCCAGCCGACAAGCAAGATGTGCTGGACTGGTGGGAGGACCAACCGTTTGATCTCCAACTGGAAGAGCATCAGGGCAACTGCAAAACCTGTTGGAAGAAAAGCCTGTCCAAGCTGATGCGCTTGCATGACGAAGATCCATCGCAGTTTGACTTTTTTGAGCGAATGGAAGACAAGTATCCACGTGTAGGCCCAGAGTTTGCCAAATACCAAGACGCACCAGACCGTGTGTTTTTCCGTGGACGCACATCCATCAAGACTTTTAGATTGATGGCGTTGAAGCACAAAGACTTGGCGGCCCGAGCGCCAACGCAGCTTGACCTTTACGCCGATGGCGGCTGTTCTGAATCTTGCGAACTTTTTGAAATGGAGTAAATCATGCAAATCGACCACAAAGAACGCGCACACGCCCGACTGTCAGCCTCTCGCATCTCGCGGGTCATGGCCTGCCCCGGCTCTGTCCGGCTGGAAGCGCAGATGCCGCCCGAGCCAGCAGGCGAGGCCGCAGCTATTGGCACCCACATCCATGAACTGTCCGAGAAGCTGCTCAGAGGCGAGGAACTCGACAACCCAGATCTCGACCCCGAACACGTTGCGATGGCGCAGGAGTACGCCACATTCGTCAACACGCTGGTCACAAGCCCACGCAAGCGCATGATTGAGGTCAACGTGGACCAAGGCCTCAAAACACTGCACCACGCCTTGGGCGGGACGGCAGACGCGGTGCTGGTGGATGGTGACCACCTCCATGTGATCGACCTCAAGACTGGCCGTGTCTTGGTCGAGGCCAAGGACAACAAGCAACTGCTGACCTATGCCCTGGGCGTGATGCGGCAGTTCAACGCGCCAGCCTCCATTCAGTGCACCATGCACATCTTCCAGCCCCGTGCTGGCCACTCCAAGTGGACCGTATCAGGCATGGACCTGATCACCCATGGCTTGGAACTCAAGAAGGCGGCAGAACTGGCCCTCAGTCCCGATGCCCCTACCAACCCCAGCCCCGATGCCTGCAAGTACTGCAAGGCCAAGACCATCTGCCCGTCCATGCGCCAAAGGGTCCAAGACAACGCACGCAAGGAGTTCGCACCCGACACCGCCATCACGCCCGAAATGCTGGAACTCGCCCACCTCGCGGCTGACTGGTCCGATGCGGTCATCAACGCCGCCAAAAAGCAATTGACCGAAGGCGTAACGATCAGTGGATGGAATCTCAAGCCAGGCCGCAAGACGCGTTTCTGGAAGTCTGAAGCCTTGGCAGCGGCGGCTTTAAAGGACCACCCAGAAGCCTTTTCTCTCAAATCCCCGTCAGCCATTGCCGACCTGAAGATTGAGGTGTCCGAAGACCTGATCGGTGTCAAGCAGGCAGCGGCATCACTGGCGAAAGAGAAGGTGAAGCCATGAGATTCGGATCAGTTTGTTCCGGCATTGAGGCCGCATCTGTCGCATGGCAACCACTGGGCTGGAAGGCCGCATGGCTGTCAGAGATTGAGCCATTCCCGTCAGCGGTGCTGGCTCACCACTACCCCGATGTTCCCAACCTTGGGGACATGACCACACTGCCTGAACGCATCCTGTCTGGTGAGGTCGAAGCGCCTGACCTGTTTTGCGGTGGCACACCCTGCCAAGCCTTTTCAGTGGCTGGCCTGCGCAACTCCCTTGATGACGCAAGGGGCAATCTTTCCCTCACTTTTGTAGGTATCGCAAATGCAATTGACCATGTTCGAACTGTTCGATCAGCTTCTCCAGCAATCATCTTCTGGGAAAACGTCCCCGGAGTCCTCTCCACCAAAGACAACGCATTCGGCTGCTTTCTTGGAGCACTTGCCGGGGAAGATGAGCCGATCATCCCGTCAGGGGAGAAATGGACAAACGCTGGTTGTGTGTATGGCCCCCAAAGAGCAGTCGCGTGGCGAGTCCTCGACGCCCAATATTTCGGAGTGGCCCAACGACGCCGCCGTGTGTTCGTTGTCGCAAGTGCTAGAGCAGACTTTGATCCCGCAGCGGTTCTTTTTGAGTTCGACGGCGTGCGCAGGGATACTGCGCCGAGCAGAGAAAAGGGGCAAGCAGTTGCCAGTGGCGCTAGAACAGGCGCTGCGGTCAGTCGCACAGGCAACGAAAGAATAGAAGCAGAGGCAATGGTTGTCAGTCGCAGCCATTGGGATGGAGACTACCCACACCCAACCCTGAACCAATCAGCCAAAGGCAGCGGCGGTGTCGGCTCTAGCAATCAAGAAATCTTTAGCCAGCGTGGTGCGTATCTTGCGCCGCAGCCAGTGGCCGCACGCATGGTGGCCTTTGGTGAGTATTCAATTGATGGCACGGCGAGCGCCATGAAGGCCAGAGACTACAAAGATGCCACTGATCTGGTGGCGCAGCCAATGGTTGTCCACGGCACACAAGACCCATGCGTGTCGGACATTGCCTTTGCCCAAGGCCGTAACAATGGCGGGGAGAATGTTCTCATGCAGCCGATGACTTTTGCAGAAACCGCACAAACAATTACCGCTGGATTTGGGTTTGATTACAACGATGAAAAAAAGGCTGCGTCACATTTAGTAGGTATGCAAGTGCGCCGCCTGACACCTGTCGAATGCGAACGCTTGCAAGGCTTCCCTGACAACTACACCAACATCCCTTGGCGTAAAAAGCCAGAAGCGCCAGACGGCCCACGCTACAAGGCGCTGGGCAACTCATGGGCTGTGCCAAACGTCAGGTGGATCGGTCAAAGAATTGCTGACCATCTCAAACCCCAAGACTAGAATCCCCATTCCCCAAAAGAAAACCCCGGCATGACGCGAATCATGCCGGGGGAATTTGCAAAGAAAATCAAGGAGAAGTTTGCGATGAGTATTTTACCTGATCAACACCGATCAACATTCGACCAGTCCCAAGCCATTGCTCTCAAGCTAGGCAACGCCTACCAAGCTGCTAGCTTCTGCACCTTCAGCCTTGACGGCTCCAAGAAGATCCCCCACAAACGTGACGGCTCCATGGGTGTGGCCCGTGATACCCCAGCCGATAACCTGTTCACCACCGAAGACGTTTGGGCCATGGAGGCCATGCCTCACGGCCAGTATTTCGGCCTGGTGCTACAAAAGGCCGCAGCCATCCCAGGCAAGGGCCACTTGGTGGTGCTGGATGTTGACCTCAAGCACAGCCAGACCACCACCAACATGGCCATCACCAAGATGGCTCGGTGGGTCAAGGCCAACCAAGCCCTGACCGAGATTTCAGTCTCCGGCAAAGGCCGCCACATCTTCTTGCTCGCCAAAACGGCCGAGAACATCCTGCCCAAGTACAAGCTGGCAGCAGGCCAAGAGGTCGAGGTCTTTGGCCTCGACAACAGCGCAGGCAAGTCAGTGCTGCTCAGTGGCAGCCAACTCACGGGCGACCTGATCGAGGTGGATGACCTGCATGCCTTGCTGTCCGAGTGGGGCATCATCGAGCAGCACCAACTGAATCAGCCAGCACCCACACCTCAAGCCCCCATCGACTTCAGCCCCATCCTCAAGCCTCAAGACGATTACGCCCGTGCGGCCAATGCACTCCAGTTCATCAGCCCTGATATTGAATATCCGCAGTGGATTGAACTGGGCCAAGCGCTCCACACGGCTTTTGGCGGCCAAGGCAAAGACCTGTGGCAGCAGTGGTCATCATCTGGCTCCAAGTACGCAGGCGACAAGGACATCGACACCCACTGGAAGTCCTTTCACCAAGGCAAAGGCGTGACCCTCGGCACGCTGTTTCACACGGCCAAACAGAACGGCTGGGAGTCCCCCACCAAAGCCACTGAGCGCAAATCAGCCGTGGAAGACTTCCAAAACATATTGAATCCAGTACCTGTTGCGACAGGCTCACCGGATGAGCCACTGCCATTGAACGCCCTGCAAGGCTGGCCAGAACTCACGCTCGACATCAGCAGCCTCAAGCCCATCGACTACCTGATCCAAGGCTTTTGGGCGCATTCCTTCTTTGTCTTGGCAGGGCAGCCAGGAGTGGGCAAGACCACCGCCATGATCGCCACCTGCATGGTCATGGCAGGGTTTCAGATTGGTGATGCACCACTGACTTCCAAAACCCGCCGAAAGACCATATTCGTCACAGAGGACTCAGACCAGATCACCCGCACCCTGTTTGCCTATTCCAAGCACTTTCACATCGACCCCATGGAATTGCTCAACTGGTTCGTGGTCATCGACGCCAAGCGCTCGGATGTCAAAGACCTCTTGACCCTGGCCCACAACGTCATGCGCCACACGGTCAACAACATCCGTCCACATCTGGTCTTGGACACGGCCAACAGCACCATGGCCATTGACAATGAGAACGACAACTCCGAGGTCGGCAGCTACCTCGCAGCCCTCAAGCAGACCATCTACGTCCAACTGCACACGCCCATCTCCATCCTGACCCACACCAACAAGACCATCTCCCGCCAAGACTCAGATGCCATGGCCCGTGGCGCCAGTGCCTTCACAGGTGATGCCACCCTGACTGGCATCCTGTTCATGGACGAGGACAACACCCGCTACATGAAACTGACCAAAACCCGCTACGAGCCGGATTTCAGGGAAATCAGGTTCGACAGTCAGCTATTCCCTGAAATCGTGATCGACCAGTACGGCGAGCCGCAGACCATGCTGTGCCGCATCGCCATCCCGATGGCCTCCAGTGAGGCAGACCGCAAACAACTCAACGCCTCTAAACAAGAGGACAAGCGCCAGCAGCAGATCACTGATGCCGCCGATGCCGCCTGCAACTTCATCCAGACCCTGATCAACCAGCACCGCAACGTCATCATGCGTAAAGGGCCAGGTCGCCCAAACGTGCCAAAAGAACTCGCCAATGCCTACCAATTGGAGTGGGCAGAGGTCTATCAGGCGGTGCCGCAGGCCGACCAGTCCTACGCCAGAAAGGCTGTTGGCTCCGCCATATTCCAGCGGTTTGGGGTTGCACCAAGTGCCAGTGGTTGGGTGCAGTTGGGCTAATCCGGTAATCCGGTAGTAATGCGGTAGTAATGCGGTATACCGGATTAGACAATGGCTGGGTCTGGGGATGAAGTGGGGGCTATTTGCCCCACTTATCCACAGGCCAGTCTCGGACAAATGCATGGTTCTGGGGCTAATCCGGTAAGGCGGTAAATTCCTTTGGGGTCTACCGGATTAGGAATACTCATAAGGTATACAGATTTTTAAGGGGTAAATTGATGATGATTTCAGAGTTATCCACAGGTTATCCACAGGCTGCAAAATGGGTCGAGGATGACCGCGTTTTGTGCCAAAACTGCGCTAATGCGGTAAACGTGGATTGCAGGCAGTCGATGCCAGCGGCGCAGATGGAAAAGCACCGCAAGGTCAACGCAGTGCCGCTGCAATGGATGTTTGACAGCGCCAAGGTCAGGAACGGCTGGGCGACAGTGACATGGAAGGAATGGCAGTGCCAAGCAACTGGCATGGCCACAATGCCCATGGATCTCAAGCACCGCTGCCATTTGTATTGCAAGGCAACAGCCCAGCCAGCGTCGGTAGAATCCGATGCATGGTGGCAAGACTGAGAAAGAGCATCGAACACACTGAGCAGGTCAAACTGGTGCAGCGGGTCAGAGCGTTTTATCCGGATGCCATCATTGCGGCGATACCGAATGGAGGCGATAGAACGGCCTCAGAGCGCGTTAGGCTGCATGGTGAGGGGGTACTGGCTGGAATGCCTGATCTGTGCGTCCTAGAGGCTTGTGGAGGGTTCCACGGGCTGTTTGTGGAGATGAAGACGGCCACAGGGCAGCAGAGCAAAGAGCAGAAGGCTTTGCAGTTGCAATTAAACAACAGGGGATACCTCTGCACGGTCGCCAGATCGGCAGCGGAAGGGTTTGAAATTATTAAGGAGTACTTGAATGGCGAGAAACTCATTGGCCGAGATTGCTGACCAAGGCGCAGCCAACATCGCAGCCGCACAAAAGAAAAAGGCCGAGGTCAGCTTGGCTAACAAAGCGATTCACGCATTCGGGGGCGAGGATGCCGTCATCGAATTCATTGCATCCGGCGGCACCATCTCCGCACTGTGCAAGGTATTGGGGATCGGGAACACGACATTTGACCGATGGGTCGAGAGAGGCGGCGAGGAGCGCATGGCTGCTTACGCGCGTGCGCGGGTGCGTGCAGGGCAGAGTTTAGCCGAGCAGACGATTGACATCGCAGATGCCGCGACCATCCAAGAGGTGCAGCTTGCCAAGCTACGCTGCGACAGACGAGCCTGGCTGGCTTCCAAACTGTCTGAGGAGTTCTCTGACAAGCAGCAGCCGCTGGTCAACATCGACCTGGGCAGCATGGCGCTCGATGCACTGCGCAAACGCAGCATTACGCATACCGAAGACTGACAGTACTTCCTACAACGTCCATTATGTAAAGTCGTCTTTGACTTATCCACAGATTTATGGATACGTTTTGCGTAGCTTTTGAGTTATCCACAGGAATCTGTGGATAACTGTGGACAAAACCCTGTGGACATGTCGGCCAGCGCCAGCCGACTGGCCGCCGCGCCCCCCCCATCGGGCCGCGCAGCGGGGGCGGCTGCTGCTGCGTCAAACCTACATCCCTAGCAT